TCAGATGTCATACAATATGTCCAAATTGCTTTTCTTAATTTATAACCCTGTATAGATCTAGTATGGTTTGAATAAACAAAACTCACAGAAAAATCTTTTGATTTGTGTAATTTATCTATTTTTGAAGAATCATATTCTCCAACACTATCTGGATGATTTATCTTTCCGGTATTCAACCAAGTAGTTCCATAAGGAAAAAACACTGCATTTGGACAAGAATTTAATAATTGTTTATCTGAAGTTAATATTAAATCATATTGTTTATGATTAGCAATCACCACTTCTAACATTTCCCTATTAGGAGAAGTGAGAGGTTCATTGGAATTTATATAAACCTTAAATGCAGAAGGATCATCAAATGGTATAGTGTATTTTGGAAAATTTTCTACCCACTTGGGATGAACAACCAGTTGGTTACTGTGGAATCTAGAAACATGAATCTCTACTGGGAAATCATAACCTGAATAATCTTTATCAAACAAATAATCAGAATTAAATGTTGTTGCTTTCATGAACTAACCTCTTCTTTTAAAAACCAAACTCCCTGTTCTTTCATGTCTTTTATTTTTCTTTCCACTCCAGGTCTGAAGTTTGCATGAACCACAAATTCTTTTCCGCTACGACCAGGTCCTGGGTCTGGGAAAAATTGATTTCCATTTTTAACAAGTTCCATATTGAAGGTTGCATACCTAAAATTAGGAACGGCATTAATAGACAACAAACTTCTAATAACTTGCTGATCACAATAATCACCAGTGGGATCCAGCCACGGCCGTCCTTGACAATCTTTCATATGCTGATCACAAACTTCCCACGCCTTTTCAAACAATTCTTGTGTCCCTTCAATGTTTCGGATATAAACAAAACCAGCACAAATTGTTTTCAATTCGTCTTGAGGTGGGATCGCATCGGTAGCAAATATTGCATTTAAATTAATGTCTTCTGATATGATATTTACTATCTCTTTAATGGTATCTGTTGGATTTTTAAGAAAGACTATATCAGAATCACTATAGATGAATGATTTTTTTGTCTTCAACTCTTCTAAAATTATCTTTAGTTTTTTCATCATAATTATCTTGAATTCGTCTGTCCCATAGGATGAATATTCTTCTTCTATTTCATCTCCAAACATATTCAGTTGGCAGTTGAACTCAGAATCCAAAACATCATATGTTTTTTTATCAAGACAATATACGATTAAATTATTTTCGTCTATACCAACATTGATTGCACTTACTAAAAAATTTCTACACAACTCCAAAGAGCCGGCATTTGTAAATGTAACATAATCCATTACGATAATTCCTTTATATTTTCAAATAACATATCATCAGCAGATTGCATGGTTTTTACTCTTTCGAGATTATTCCTAACTGCTTCTATTCTATCATAATACATATGAGATGTCAAGATCTTTGTGATAGAATCTATTTCCTTTATTGGTTCGTCGGATAAAATTTGAATTATACCATCAGTATCAAAATACTTACCAATATTTTTGGTTCCCCAGTAGATGGGAATTGTACCAGTCGCAAAACAATCTGTTATTTTCTCAGTAAAGTAATCATCATACTTATCATTTTCAATAACCACTGAAAAATAATACGGAAGTAACGCTGATTCTTTTCTGTGCCATGACCTCTCCCGTCTGAGAGGTCCTTTCAGATGACATTCAGGTACTAATCCAAAAGATTTACCAGTCATTGAACCATATGCATGAACCCCTCCTGTCTGGGAGGTGTGGTTAGAACTAGAATCATTTGATTTAATTTCATCTTTGAACGAACTAGAATCATAGGTAATTCCACATCGTGAAATTAAACCTTCGTGATACTGGTGACGAATTCTATGTCCCGGTGCAAACTTCTTTGCAGAACCTATAATAGAACAAATTGATTGTTTATCTATCCATCCGCCCGATTGGAAATTTTCATTTAGATTTCCCGAAATCCAAGGTAAGTTACTACCAGACAAACAAAAATGAATTTTATCATGTTTGTTTATTAAATCCATATCACAAGTAAATATTGCATCAAATGAATCTAATATTTCGTCAAGCATAATTGGGTTTTCTAATGCTTCATAAAGTTGCGTCACTATTGCCCTTGATTCGCATATCCATCCATATCTTTTTTGTCCTCTAGCCCGTTCAACCGATGCTGAATGTAGCATTGCATTATCTACCCAAACTTCTATGGGTTCAACACCACCATATCCATTAATCCATTTAAAAGTTTTTGGTGTTCTGCTGGAACAAGAAGATTGGTGTGTGCTGAATGGTAATCCTATTCCACACAACGATGGTAATTCTGTACTCATTGTGTGTCCCCCGGTGATTGCCATTCTATTAGATCTTCAGAGAATCCTAATTTTCTGAGAGACTCTTTCTTACACTCAGAATCAGTTAATCCCATCGTGATATATGTGTTTTCATTTGTATAACCAGGCCAAGTACAATACTCTGCTCCTACAAATTTAACATTAATTTTTTTGACATATTCATTTACCACATTAAATAGAGGTTCATGATCAAAAACTCCGGCATCATTTTCAATAATTTGTTTAGTGGTATCCATCCAAGAAGAGATAAAATCTCTTGCTCCTGTTGTGTTGCCGAAATATAAAGGAGAGGCTTTTATTCCAGATAGTTTAGTATTTGAAGTCGCAACAACAACATCCGTTCCTTCATTGAACTGATCATAAATATCAATTTTCTTATGTAATTTACTATCGATATCCATCCATATTAATGGTCTATCTAACTCATTCAAAGTGTCTAGGATGTATTGGGGTTTACTTAGGCAATTCAGTTGATATGATCCTAGAGTTTTTTTCTCTCTAATATCATATGGTATACCTAACTCCTCACATTCCTGTATTAAACGAGAAGCATTATCACTATAATATGTTTTATCTTCTATATCACTATAGAAACTTATCAAAACTGTGTTCATAATAAAATCTCATAATTAACTATTACCAATATGATATTTGGGAATCAACTCCCAGTCATCTTTTTCTTTGTATGATAATATCTTTATCTGTCTTAAACTTGCCATAGACTCTTCAGGGAATTCCGGTCCAACAATTTCTAAAAGTTCCCACTCCTCAAGAAGATCAACGATAGTATTTCTTCTTTCAATGTCATTATCCGAAATGTTGCTTTCTAAGCCATCCATCTCAAACATTTCCTTGAAGTGCATTATAGCATATCTTCCTCTTTTATGGAGGATGTGACATGATTGGTATAATTTATTTTCTTTTCTTGAAGAGACTCCTATTCGGGTTAATGTTTCTTTTATTTTTAAAAAATCATCATCATTCTTTAAAGAAACTTCTACCCCCAAATCCCTAAACAAATTCTCATCAGACATAATATTTACTCTTTCTCTACATAATTACACTTTATGTATACCTAATGCTTCTTTACGCCTCCAATATCAAGGATTCTTCTGATATCTTTAATTTGATCTTCTGTGAGAATGTCAAATATTTCTCTTGTTTTTGCCTTAGAATAATCATAATATTTCTGAACAATAAGAAAGTCATCATTTATTTCATTCTTCAACCACTTACTGAATCTTTTTCTTTTCCTTAATGATGTTCTTAAATAATCAAACTGACACTTATTGTTGAGATTGTTTAATTTGTTCATTACATTTGCATGAAAAAGAGTATCTGGAAAATAAGACAAGCATCTGTTGATAACGAATGGACTATAGCCTCTCTCGATAGTCTCATCTTCAGTATCCATGAGAGGTTCTTTTGTGTGGTTTATGCTATTGAGATAATCAGTCAGTTTCATCATGAACCACTGCAACTACATCTTCTCTGCGAATCACATCAAATTCTGCATGAGTGCCAATTCTAGAACGAGCATCATAAAGTACAGAATCCCCTACATTATAATTTACTGATGTGATATTGCCACCAGAATCAGGAATTCCTTGTCCCATTGACAATATCTTTGATTCTGCAAAGGAACTGTCCAAAACTTGGCTCATTTTAACAATGATACCACTATCTGTGGTTTCTTCCTTTTCGTAATCCACCTTTTCTAGAATTAAATAATTACCTTGTGCTAATACTTTACTCATTTAAATTCACACTCCATCATAAGTTCTACTAAACATGCCACTAAATTTATTTCAAGATCTGCTACAAATGCAGACTTGTATTGATATTCCCCTAAAATTAGGATTCCTTGGGGTATGGAAGACGATTCCATATATTCATATAAATTGTCATATATCTTCCTGAACAATTCGGACGGTGAATTGTCTATGTTGGAAACTGCCCATTTTCTAACCGACGAAAAGTCCTTAGACTTCATAAAACTGATAAGATCTTTAATTTGAATCTCACCAATTTGGGTTAAAATGCCAACATCAATTGTTCCTGCAACAGAATATCTTTGAAGTTCATTGATAATCCTTCTGAAATCAGGAAAATGTTTATTTATTAATTCTGCCAAAACTGGCTCTTCAAATGAAACTTCCTCAGAATTTAATATATTACTCACTCTTCCAAGAAGTTCTGTTGCAAGAGAAGGTTTTTCTTTGCTTGGAATTTTAAATTCTATCACAGTACATCTTGAATGTAGCGGTTCTATGATTCTGTTTTTAAAATTACAAGTAAGAATAAACCTACAATTTTCACTAAATTCCTCAATGAACCCCCGCAATGCAGGTTGTGTAGATTGAGCGTTTGAATAATCAAACTCATCTAAAATGACAACCTTCTTTTGTCCAGACATAGAAACTGTGCTTGCGAAATTACGAATCCTTGTTCGTAGAGTATCGATGTTTCCATCTTCTGAACAATTAATCATAATATACTCTGCGTCCAATTCATTACAAAGAGCCTTTGCGATTGTGGTTTTACCACAACCTGCACCACCAGACAAAAGTAAATTTTGTAAATTCCCATTTTTCACCATATCCACAAACATAGTTTTTATGGATTTTGGTAAAATGCATTCATTTATAATCCTTGGACGATACTTCTCTACCCAAAGATATTCTTTCGCATCATTCATATAATGTTCTCCAAAGATACATTATAAGTGTTCCGAAGTTCTTCGTCAATCATTTCTTTGATCATAGTCTCAAAAGAATATTTAGGCTTCCAGCCCAACTTTTCTCGGAGTTTTGTAGAATCACCTTTTAAATCTTCTAATTCTTCTGGACGAAGATACTTTTCGTCAAGAACAACATAATCTTCATAATTCATATCAAGAGTATCAAACGTATATCTACAAAGATCACGAACAGTATGAGAGATTCCAGTTGCACAGGTAAAATCATCTGCATGAGTGTGTTGAAGAATCATCCACATTCCCTCAACATAATCTTTCGCGTGACCCCAATCACGGCTTGCGTCAAGGTTTCCCATTGCTAATTCTTTTTGCTCACCCATCTTGATTGCACATGCACCTTTGACTACTTTACTCGTCACAAAATTAGAACCTCTTCGAGGCGATTCGTGGTTGAATAAAATACCATTTGATATAAACATGTCATAAGAATGACGATAATTTCTTGCAATGTTATAAGCAAACACCTTAGCACAACCATAAGGACTCACGGGACGCATCGGTGTAGTTTCTCTTTGAAACCCATCATCATCAATACAATTACCAAACATTTCAGAAGAAGATGCTTGATAAATTCTAGCATCTGGACAAACAAGGCGACATGCTTCAAGAACATTCAGAACACCAAGTCCAGTGGTAGTAGCAGTATAGATTGGAATATCAAAACTGATACGAACGTGTGATTGCGCCGCTAAATTGTATACTTCGTCTGGTTCAACTTTTTGTATAATACTTATCAGTGATGATAAATCAGTCAAATCACCATAATACAAATGTAATTTATCAAATACAGAATCAAGTCTTGCTGTTTGATTTTCTGCCACCGAATTTCTCTTGAGAATACCATGAACCTCATATCCCTTCTCCAAAAGAAACTCTGATAGGTATGACCCATCTTGGCCATTGATTCCTGTGATCAGTGCTTTTTTCATTTTCTTGCGTCCTCGTAATTTTCAATAAACCAATCTATACTTTTCTGTAAACCCATTTCAATAGGAACAAATTTATAATCAGGAAGAAGACCTTTTAGTGTCATGTTATTTGACGGTTTTCTTAACTGTCCATCCATTCGTTGATTAAATATAATATTACCTTCAAATTCCATTCTCCATGCAATCTCTTGTGCAATTGTTGCAATATTAATCTCTTCGTCTGGAGAAATGATTAATGGTTCAGGATCATCATAATTCCCCAACACCCATTGTGTAATATTACCAACATCCTTTGAGTAAATGAATTCACGATAAGGTTTTCCTGTCCCCCATATTTCAAAATCTGTGTTGTTCTGTTTTGCTATATAACACTTATGAATTAAAGAGGGAATCACATGTCCAGAATCCAAATTATAATTATCATGTGGTCCGTATATGTTACAGGGGATTACAGTGACAAAGTTGCAACCGTACTGGTCCCGATATGCTCTGCTCTGGACCTCTAACATCCTCTTCGCATAAGCATATGCATAATTAGAGGGATGGGGTTCTCCAAGATGAATCTGACATGGAGTGAGTGGATAAATTGCATCGTCTGGAAACACACAAGTTGATAAAAA